CCAAGTCTCTACACAATCTTTGCCTATAAGATCATAATACCGTTGATTGAAGCTTGTTATAATTTCTATGTTCATACATATTTTCTCATGTGTGCCCAGCATGCGCCATTTTGAATTTCTTCAAAGTTCCAATGAAACATGGCTAGTCTTTCTGCCCAATTTTGTCTGTCCGGAAGGTTGGGATTTTCAATTTGTGCTAGATCAGTGTTGGCAATTTCTGCGCATTGACTTCTTATTGGATCTGTGACAAAAATAGGAAACCCTTCAATGGCAGCGCCCACAGTAGGACTGGAATTGTGATTGACCACAGCCCAACAATTTTTTAAATCATGTTCCAACGAGTGCCCGTCTCTAGATAATCTCACTCCTTTCAACATGCCTATTTTTTTAATAAGGTTGTTGGGACTTAGATATCCCTTGGCTCCTTTGTCTCCTGGATGCGCACGAATAACTATATCTCTTGTAGAATGTTTGCGTAGTTCTTTGATTGTTTTTGCTGTCCAGTCGATGACATCGTAACCACCCATGCTCCATCCGCCATTTCTTTGGAGACATAGTAGAATATGATTGCCATTTGATCTATAATCTCTAAGACCGATGCCTAGATCTGCAGATAATTTTTTCCAACGAGCAGGATCAATTTCTTTGTCACAATAATTACCAGTATTGGGAAATATTCCATCATAGCTGTATCTCAAATAGTGCAAAGGATTAGCTGTATTTTTATAAAGAAATAAATTGCTGTCTGCCAGCAACACTCTTTTGCCTTTGGTTTTTTGATAATCAATAATCTGCTTTCGAAAATCTAAATGAGGACTTTCTTTGGAATTTTCATGTACCCAACCTATCATCATGGCCACGTCTGCGTCTATCAGAGTTCGTTGAGTATGGGCTATCACTTGATCTCCCATGTAGGCCACTCCCATAGCGTATCGATCAAGGATCTCGCCTTTCTCTACATTTTTATTGTTGGGGGGCAAACAGGCCAGATAGGAAACAAATTTCACTTTGTGCCTTTTTCTTTCTTTTCTTTCTTGGTGTTATTATTGTTTAAAAATTCTTTTCTATCTATACCAAGATAATGTGTAAAGTGTTCTTTGAGTCTGCTGTTCTCCATGGCAAATCTGCTGATATGTCCTTGAGGAATAGTCAACCAATTGTTATAGTGTGGGCAGTATGTTGACATAGGCCATTTTCGTCTCACATGATTTGCTGCATGATGATCGTATGGCTGCGGCAATTTAAAAATATCGCCATTATACCAGGTCATGGAATAGTCTCTGATAAAATTATTAAATTCTGGATTCTTTGTATCAAATGCCACAATGCCGGTGTCTATGGGACAATCATCCTTGTGTGGCCAGTCTGCACCAGTGTCTAGTGTTGCCCAGATATTGTTGCCTGGATGTAACATTTCCATGGCTCTGGCTCTTGACAACTCTTTTTCCACCATGATATCGGCATCGATCCACACAACCAGTCCTCGAAATTTTCTAGCTGCCCATACCTGTGTGCGACTCTTTTTCCAGAATCTGTCTGCTTTTGTGCCGCCCATTCCTTCTTTAACCCAAGGGTCTTCTGGGTTGGCTACATCTTTCCAAAAACTGTAAATCTTTCCAAATCCTAGATCTATAGGCTTGTCGTCCCAAACAAATACCACATCTCCTGGTAATTTATCCCATGATGGCAATGTTAAATTGGCAGCATAGTTATAATACTCTCTAGATAAACTGGTCACCCAGGTAATAGGTGCATATAACTGCGTATTATTTCTACCTATCTCGTTGGCATAGTCTATAAGATATTTCCACCAAACATCAGCATATTCGCAGGTTCTATAATTTTCAAACCACGGACCACCTTCGGTCCAGTGATAGGCCAGCGGTTTACCGGTAGCGGATTCTTTGTTCCATCCTACCAGAAAATTATATTTTGTTGACAGTTCTCCAATTTCATTATCTTGCAACCATTGAAATCTGTGCAGATAGGCACCGTCTTTGGTGTTGACATCATCTATGGTTAACCGTTGATTGCTGGGATGCTCGCAGTTCCAAAGTATCATTGAACTCCAATTTTTCCTAGGATACTGTGTCTGTGTTTTTCCGTCCATTTTTGTTGTATTGGTCGGAGTGTGCTCGTGCTTGACAACCATTACAGCGAATCTTGGATCTGCTTGTTCGAAAACTTCTTGAATATCGCCATCCCATACAAAATCACAGTCACAAAACAAAGCCCATCCTTGGAAATTAGACAATGTTGGAACAAGAAATCTTGTAAAGGTAAATTCTGTTGACCCTAACTGGTCAATATCTCTAGAATATAACCCATCTCTGCGCAATTTAGATTGATTAAGAGATTTAACCTCAGCTGTAGCAGAATTTTTATATATAGAATATTCACAGACTCGATAAGCGATATCTTCTCTGCTGTCATATCCTATGTATACGGGAAAAAAATCATTGTTCATTTAAAATTCTCCAGGCTGAGCCGTCTTTGAGTTCGCTGACATGAAATTGACAGTAGGCCAAATGATGTGCCCACGCTTCAACTTGTTGTAGATCGGGATAATATGGTGTTTCAATCTTGCTGAGATCTTGTGCTGTTACAGATTTAGCTGCATGTGTTGAGCATAGAGTAAAAGCGGGATATCCGTATAGCACTGCTTCAGTGGCAGCGTTGCTGTTGAATGTCACTAGCGCATGAACATCGTCGTCCAAGGCTTCTTTGAGTGAGTTAGTGATCATTCTGTCAGTGCGACTTTTCACACGCTCTCTAACTTCAACAGGACGATCAGTATACTGTTTAATAGTTGCAATAGTTTCTTCCAACCATTGATCTAGATCTAATCCGTAGAACTTCATGGGCTTTTCATCGGGTTTGGCAATCAATATTTTTCTGCCACCTTTCTTCCAGCGATACACTGGAATAGCCAACTTCTTGAATCTATCAGGCGGTCGATGAATTACTTGGTCATGTTGTAGATCATTTTTTACAATGCGGTGCCAAAACTTCCAGCCCATGGGATTCAACGGACCACGTTGATTGCCCATGTATCCAGTATCCATGAAATAAAAATCTCTGCCTTCAAACCAACAGCGTTTCATTATTTTATGTTTTAGGATTCCACGTAGAACAATAGGATCTTCACTGTCGTCATAATTAAAATCATCAGAATTGATTATTCTACCGCCACTGCCTATAGCAAAGGAATTGATATATTCGTCTTCGCCGCCCTTACTGAGATATATGGCATTTTTCATACTCTTTCTATATCCTCTTCAACACAACTTTGTCCGTATTGTATTTCAACAATTTTACAAGGTACATCATAAGGATTTGTTAATTGATGCCACTCGGCAACCGGTATTTTATATTCTTGGTGTTTAATTAATTCTGCAGGTAGCAATCGATAACCGTTAGGCATCATGCTGTTAACTATACACTGCCCTTCGCTTACTATCCAATATTCTGAACGCAGTTGATGCCGTTGCATACTTAGACTCTTGCCAGGGTCGACTGTGAGTTCTTTTACTTTCATTCCGGGAACTTCGTGTAGCACACGATAGTAGCCCCATTGGCGTTCAGTCTTGGGCGCCTTCCATTCTTGCAATATCCATGAACTAGAATTCATTTTATGTTCGCCACCTACACCAAACACAAATTCTAAATGAAGCATTTCTTCAAGTAGGTCCATTTCTGGAATATTTTCTTTGGTTCTATCGCCGCCGTTGGCAAAGATTATTCGAGCACCTGGGTCTATTGCTCTAACTTTTCTAATGGCATCTTTGGCGCTGCCGTCTGCATCATCAAAATTAATAACTCGATCTACATCTTTAATAGCACTTAGTATACTGGCACGTTCTTCCCAGGGCATAAACTCTTGCCCTTTCTTACGGCGTAGCCACGCATCAGAGTTTGCCCCAACGATTAAAACATCACCTAGTTTTTTAGCCTCTTTGATGTAATTGATATGACCTGAATGAACGGGGTCAAATCCACCTGTTGCAATTACAATTGTTTTCATATGATTATTTATGTGCTACTATTATTGGCAATTTTTTCGTGAATGAACTGTTTACTATCCGTTAGATTTTTTCTAATAGGTTTTGACTCTTTACTACCCCAATGATAAAATCCAAAATTATAATTGTGTTGGCCTTGGTCGTAATCCCAATTTGGGATTTCATAAAACGGATATTTTTTAACCAACTCTACTACAACATCCCCGTCATATGGCTTTGGCAATTTTAAAATTTCACCGCTTTCCCACATATTTTCATATTCATAAATTAAATCACTTAACAACGGGTGTATAGGATTAATAAAAATCATTCCTGGATCTATGTGATTAATTTGACTGTTCCCTAATCCCCACACGCATCCAGATTTTAAAAAATTAGATATATGTTGATCAAACTGGTCTTGATTAAAATCGTAAACTTCAATATCGGTATCTAGCAAAACAATACAATTGTAGGATTTTAAATTTCTAATAGCCCATATTTGAGATCTCATTTTCCTCCAGAACATATTCTGTTTTTGAGATTTGCTATAGACTTTTAAAAAATTTGAATTTGGATTATCTAATATATTAGAATTAACCATAGTAAATCCGTTGCAATGTTCGAAATCACATATTAGATATTTGTCCCCGGGCAACGTATTCCAAGAAGGTACACAGCAAGAGGCAATGATATCCCAATAAATAGAATCTGTTAAACCAGCCCAGGCTATTTTTTGCATCTTATATTTATATGCGTATATTATAAGATAAATATTCCATAAGGAAATATAATGAAAGCTCCAAGGATGACACAGATTTTTTTAGATGCTATATGGAAAAAAAATCAGCCAGGATTTTATGTTGAATTAGGAGCATGGGATGGTTGGAAAAAGAATAGCACCATCATATTGGAACAAACTGGCTGGGATGGCGTTTGTATAGAACCTACACCTGAAAGTTTTACCAAACTAATTGAAGCAAGAAAATGCAGGTGTATTAATATTGCTGTTTATAATAAAAACGGCATTGAAAAATTTACAAAATTTAAAGACGGTTCGGCTAGCAACGGACTCTATGATACTCATAGCCCGTTGCACAAAGAAGTTTATGAAACAAGAGACATTGAATTTATAGAAGTTAAAACTGTCACTTGGGATAAACTGGAATTACCGGCTCATATCGATTACCTTCAATTAGATACCGAAGGATCAGAACTTGAAATACTTAAGGCAATTGACTGGAATACACAATCGATATCTTATATTTGTTTAGAGGATAACATGTTAAATTTTTCCAATGACAAAACATATTCTAATTTTATGACATCTATCGGTTACACCTGTATACTATCTCAAGGTGTAGATTACCTATGGCACAAGGATTAAAATAATGAAAGAATTTGAAAGTCAAACATATTCTCAAAATGGTGAAGATGGCATCATTGAGTATATCTTCGAAAAGATAGGCACAACAAATAAAATTGCAGTAGAGTTTGGAGTTAGTGTAGGCGCAGTTAGCGGTCAAACAAATACTAGGCTGTTAGCTGAAAAAGGATGGACTACATTTTGGTTTGACTGTGAACCATCGTTGGTGGTGCCTGTAAATTGTACGTTTACGCAGGCTAAACTAACATCAAGTAATATTTGTTCTATGTTTGAATCTGTTGATATTCCTAAAGACATAGATTTACTTTCTGTAGACGTAGACGGAAACGATTATCATCTAAGAGAGGCTTTAAAAGAATATAGTCCTAGAGTATGTGTTATGGAATATAACGGCGCATATGACGGAACAACTAAGTATATCATGCCAGAAGATGATAGCTATGTATGGAAAAATAAAGAAACTATTTTTGGTGCAAGTTTATCTTCGTTAACTGATCAAGCTAATAGATTAGGTTATGATTTAGTGCATTGTGAGAAGCGGGGAGTGAATGCTTTTTTTGTAAGGAAAGACATAAATCCGTTTCCAGCTAGAACTAGTGAACAAGCATGGGTGCCGTTATTTTGGGCGTGGAGAAAGAAAAAATGAATTTGTGGATAGATATTTTTAAAAATGATTATGCTAAATTATTAGACCGCGGTGCATCCGGTGCTGCTAGAGGGCTAGTGGAAGGCTTATATAAAAGAGCAGAAGGCTTTCAGATTATTTTCGAAACCTTATTAGAACAAAAATCAAATGATTTTGCCATTATAGAAACTGGCACTGTGCGAAAACCCAATAATTGGAAAGATGGCAACAGTGGTTTTTTGTTTTCCGAAATGGTTAGATTGCATGGCGGATTTGTGCGTTCAGTAGACATTGATCAAACTGCTGTAGATACCGCTAATCAATTTATTGATCAACAATATTATAGATCATTTTGCTCAGATAGTGTTGCATGGTTAGAGTCATTAGAAGATTTAAATACCATTGATTTATTTTATCTTGACAGCTACGATGTAAGATGGGATAATGATGCTCCGAGTGCTGCACATCATTTAAAAGAATTTCAGGCCATTGAAAAACATTTAAAGCCTGGATGTGTTGTTGCTATTGACGATAATTCAAGACTGTTAGAAACCAACAAACGTACAGGTAAAGGCCGTATGATTGTTGAATATTTAGATTCTAAAGGCATTGTACCTGTGTACGATGCTTACCAAATAATTTATAAGTTTTAAGGAAAATTATGATAGTAGATACATTATTGTTTAATGATGAATTTGATATGTTAGATATACATCTAGCAATTACAGAACATTATGTAGATAGATGGATTGTATTAGAAGCCAGCAGAACATTTAGTGGATTGCCTAAACCTTATAATTTAACAAATAATTTAGACCGGTATAAAGAAAAGTACGGAGATCGATTAGAAGTTATTAACTTAGAATTAGCAGAAGATCAAAAAAATTTAGTATGTGAAACTATGATGCGCAGAGGATTCCGTGAATCATTAAACAAGTATGATGCCGAGGATGTAATCATACACGGAGATTTGGACGAAATTATAAATCCGGAAAAATGGGATTCTATAATTGCCTTAATGGAAGAACATAATAAGCCGGTGTCTTGTATATTTGAAATGTATTTTTATAGGTTTGATCAAAAAGCAGGTAGAAGTTGGAAAGGTAGTGTAGTTGCTAAAAAAAGAATGTTTGATACTCCGCACGATCTATACAAAGGAGATATGGGAGTAGTCAAACGGAAAAATAGAAATCATTGCGCAGGGTCGGACGGACATGTTGGATGGCATTGGACATGGATGGGCAGCGACACCTTAATTAAGAATAAAGTAGTAAGTTGTATCGAAAGTCAGCATCGAGATCCCGAACAAGTGTTGGATGCTTTTAAGAAAGTTGATAGTATGTCAGCAATTAATCATAAAGCAGGTAGTGAAATCGTAAATCCAGTTTATCCGGACTCAGTGTTGCAGATAATTAAAAACTATCCAGATTATTGGCATAACTCTATTACAGTTTTTCAACAAACCAACATCGACCACTCCGACGAACTTTAATATTTCGTTGGCCAAAGAATTCCCATACTGCTTTCTGGACTCCAGGATGTCCTTTAGTATAGTCATCTCCACCAAAGAAGGAACCTGGTTTAATTTTTGGCCACCAAGCATTTAAATCCTGGATAACACATTCGTATGTATGTCCGGCATCTACATAACAAAAGTCAACAGAGTTATCATTAAATTGTTTAGCCGCATCCCAACTTAAAGTTTGAATCGTTTCAATCTTATCAAGCACAGGGGCCACGTTATCGTGAAATATCTGTTTGAGATTTTTAGTAGACCCATGATCTTTTAGTTCAACTCCTCCGTCCCATGTGTCAACCGCGTAAAATTTCCCTAATTTATTTCTGTTGAGTAATTCAACCACACAGTAGGCAACAGATCGACCAGTCCACGAACCTAATTCTACCCAAACTCCGTTAGCAGGAAATCTTTCAAGAACAATGTTGAGAAAAACTGTATTTTTCTCACTCATAAATCCGTCAAATTTCTGATAAAAGTGTTCCATCGTATTTCCTCATTAGGTCATTCATTGTGTAGCTTTTTGTCATGTACTGAGACACATTATCTAGAACACTAATTTCTAGATCACCGGGGCGTCTTGGCATAACTTGTATTTTAAAATCACAGTTATTTACTTGTTTATAAATTGCTACCATTTCCTTCACGCTGGTGCCTACACCGTGACCTAAATTTTCTAAATTGTTTGCCGGAGTATCAATGGCTTTAACTAGTGCTGCACAAATTTCATTTACATGGGTGTAATCCCTAATGCATGAGCCATCTCGAGTGTTATAATCGTCACCATACAGATAAAAGATACCTTCTTTTTCAGCCCGCATAAGGCTAAAGAATAGACCATCGGGATTTGTGGGAGGTAATCCGTCTGCTCCAGTTACGTTGTAAAATCTAAACATTGTAAAATCTTTATTTTGATTTTTACAATAATCTTCTACAACTAACTCTGCCATCTTTTTAGAAATACCATAAGGACTAGCCATGCCGGCAGCAGATCCAGTTGATGCAAACACAAAGTTTTTATATTTTAAATTTTTAAGTAAATGCCTAGTTCCGTTTACATTTGTATCAAAATAATCTTCTGGATATTTTGTTGAACGACTTACATTTACTAGTGCTGCTAAATGAACTACAGTATCAAATTCTAAGTCCCAATTGACTGTGCGTATGTCTAATGGAGTTGTGGGATCTTTTAAATCTAATTTATAGATGTCATATTTGTTTGCAAGCATTTGAATAAGGTGCTTGCCGATGTAACCTTCCGATCCAGTAACTAAAACTTTTTTCATAGTCTTCTATGCTTCTTGTTGATATCTTCTATTCTTCCGAGCAGTTCTAAATCTACTCTTAAATCAATTGCTTCCATTTGTATTGCTGCAACATCTTTAGGAAAACAGGCGCCTCCCCATCCATATTGGCCGTCAGGTCCCGGCACATCTAAATGACTGTATCCAATTCTACCATCGTGCTTGGCAAGATATGCTAGATCATCCCACTCAACTTCTACAGCATCTGCTAATTTTTTAAAATCGTTCATAAACGATACTCTAGCAGCAAGATAACTATTCATTAGATATTTGTGTAATGCTGCGACCTTAATTGGTACAATGGTAAATTTATCACTGACCATTGGTCGTCCGTGCTGAATAACTGTACGTGCTTTTACAGCCCACTCGTAATCCCCGCCAAGAATACATGAATCTGCATTGGCATAATCTATAGTAGCATTTGCCGCTGTTAAAAATTCTGGACAATGTACAATATTAGGATATTGTTTTTGTAAACGTGCGTACACGCTAGGAGGCGCCGTTGATTTACATATAATGGGAAGTTGATTATTAATCACAATAAACAACAACTCTTTTAGAGTCTGTTCTAGTATAGAACTATCGCAACGCCCATCATCTGTACTAGGTGTAGGCACACATACAAAGATAGCATCGCATCCTACAAATTCAGTAATTTCTGCACTATCTTTGCGTTTGGGATCTCTAATAACTAAATCATCATGCCGATGAGCCCACCCAATAGCCTGTCCTACAAAACCAAATCCTATGATACCTATTTTCATAATGATGCGTCTTCTAGTCCTGATACTCGTAGTTTCACAATGTTGCTAAGATGCCATTGTTTCTGATCAAGTGCTTTGATAATGCCCAACCACTTGTTTCTAAGCAGGGCAAAGTCGTTGATTATTTTTTCAAAATCTACCACGTCAGCTTCACCTTCTACAAACTTTTCACAGTCTCTAGAACTTAGTTGACGTTGGTAGTTTTCAAGGTACTTGCGGAAATGTTGACTACGAAGTCTACGAAGTTCAATGTTTAAGTACTCAAGGATACCTTCAATTTCTTGAAGTTGATTAAAGCGTTCTTCCACGATGCCGGGCATTTGCGAACTTGCCTTCTCGATGTTTCCCGCTATGCGGACATCTTGTTTTGCTTCGATTAACTCAGCTTCATAATAGGCCACAGCATCAGGAATGTTGCTTATATCTTTACTTACCCTGTCATACCAATTCATTTATTCCTCATCTTCGTCGTAGTATTCTTCTTCCTCTTCCTCAATTTCTTCACCGTCAATTGAATATTCTATTGCGGTGTCTAGGTAAGGATCAACACCAAGAAGGCTTTCAAGTGTTGATTCTTTAATACCGTAATCTAATAGTGTATTAACAAAGTCGGCAGCAAGATCTTTTCTATGCTTTTCTGGAATATGCTCGATAACCAATGTCCAGATATCCGCAATTAAGTCGTCTTTCATTCAGTGACCTCCAAGTCTGATTCAACTGTAGTAGTTATCTCAGAAGTGGAAATTTCACCGTGTTTTGAAATGTCAGCCATTGCAATGTCTAGTCCATCTTTCTCATTGCGTTCCCACGCTTTGCGGAACTGTTTGATGATCTCGCCATCGGCCGTGGTATAGACTAGGCTGTTTCCTTCTTTCTTAAGCATGCCTTTGGCTTCGAATAGATCGACCAGCCCACTATATGGATTCATACCTGTTTCATAAGGAATTTTAACCTGCACACTTTCAAAAGGTTTGGCGTATCGTGTTTTCATAACCTTGCAGGCAGCACGAATACCTTTGACCTCTGAAATCTTGTTGCCATCCTCGTCTTCTTTGAGTTTGAGTTTGCGCATGGCTACCACGATAGAACTTGCGTAGATAAAACCTTGACCACCCGAAATCTTGTCATCGGGATCAAACATGTCTTGGCTGGCATAGGTGTGATTGGTACATACTAGACCGATGTTCAATGAACCAAACATGTTGACACAGTTACGAACCAGTGCTGTAAGTGCTTTAGGCTTGCGACCCATGTCGCCTTTGAGATCCCCGGCTTCGAACTGATTGACGTCCGTGGGAGTCAGTAACATTCCAAGACTGTCTATCACAAACAAGATCTTGGGACGTGCGGCTTCATCCATAGATTTATATTCTGCCACAAACTCCACGATGGTCTTAGCCACATCATCGATCATGGCCATGTTTAACTTCATTAATTTATCTTCTGAAGTATCTACCCCTAATGCTTCTAGCCAATCTTTATCCAAGGCGTTTTCTGTGTCGATCAATATGGGAAATATGCCAGACGCCTGTGCGTTTTTGACCAAATTACCTGCACAGATAAAGCTCTTGCCTGCGCCTGATTCACCGGCGAACACAGTGACCTTGCCCAGTGGAATGCCTTTGTAAAAATCTCCGCTAATCAAATAATTCAGTGCGAAGTTGTTGGTTGAGATCCAATCTACCGGATCGTTGAAGCCAATGCTAAGACCTTCGATGTTCTTAGTGATTGACTTTCTAAATTTAGAAATATCAAATGCTTTAGCCATATTAATTGTCCAAGTTTAATGCGTTGTATTCTTTAATTAACGCAATTAATTCTTCTTCTGTATTGCAGACTGTTTTAGAATTTTTCCATTCTTCTTTTTTATCACGCCCGCCGATTTCAACCATCCAAGCGTTGTCATAACGATTGATAGTGATCGATTCGCTTACTTTTTCTAATTTAGTTAGTTTTGCCATTATTATTTTCCTAGAGATGAAAGAGAGTGCGAGATTGCCCCGCACTCTATGTTTAGCTTAATTACTTCTGACGATTGCGAATCATGGCAAGGATGTCTTGCGCACGACTTGCACCATCAGCTGATGCTGGAGTTGCTGCTGGTGCAGCCTTAACGGCCGGAACAGACTCTTCATCAAAATCTTCACTGGCCTTAGCAGCTGGTGTTGATGTATTAGCTGTTGCACGATGTGGATCACCTGTTGCGGATCCCATACCTGCTGGTTTGAAGTATTGCCCCCAACGATCCATGTCGTAGGCTTCACCGTCAACTGACGCTTCAAACATTTCTTTCATTACCTTGAGTTCTACATCAGTAGGCTTCTTAGGTAGGAAATCGCTCAAATTAAACAAACCATGAGCTTCAATGGCCGCTGCTTCAACTTCAGTTAAAGAACGTTCACGACGGCTCCACTTTGAAGTAGAGTAGTCAGCAAAGCCGCCTTTTGATGTCTTGGCAATACGGAAGTCTACGCCCTTGAGGTAGTCAGTTGGCAATTCTTCCAACTCTGGATCCATTAGTGCTGAACGGAT